GGCGGCTTATGCGGATAATGCGGCGGCTTATGCGGCGGTTTATGCGGCTGATGCGGCTGATGCGGCGGCTTATGCGGCTGGTGCGGCGGCTGATGCGGCGGCTTATATGGCGGCTAGAAAAGAATTACAAACTAAAATAATTAAATACGGGATAAGGTTGTTAAAATGAAAAATCTAAGCATTAATCAATTACTGGACATTGTTCATAGTGACACAAGTTACATACAAGCCGGAGATGAAATAATATCTCGCTTGCAGATGGTGGAAGATTTGAAGAAAGCATGTCAAGACATGTGCGTAGAAAGAGATGTGGCTCTTGTTGCTTACGAAAACCTAAAAAAGTATAAATTATTTTTTGAGTCCTGTTCATGTTTGTTTGACGAGGGTGTTGAATTTATGACCAAAACAGAAATTTACGAGTCAATAAAAAAGGAAGTTAAGAAATTAGAAGGAGAGCCATGAAAAGCATTGAGGAGTTGATAGACGATATAATTGAACTGGCAGAAGAAGGTGTTCTTTACACTCCAGATTATTTCAAGGATAAATATAAAATGGATGAACAGTTAAATCAAAGTAAAGACAACAAAGCCGAAATCCTACGCCGGTTTGAGGAACTGGAGAAGGCAGAGGAAAGACAGCGCTTTAAAAAAGAATACTATCACGAAGAACACGCCAAAGAATTAATTAAAAGAGTTGAACTGGAGAAGGAAAACGAAAGACTGAAAAATGATGGTTGGGTTAAGAGAGTCTATCAACTTGAACATCAACTTGAGGACATGAAGTGCTGTGGGAATTGTCAACTAAGACCAGATGTATTTACATATAATATTGTTTGTGTTGGATGTAATAATAATTCTAACTGGAAGGAGAGGGAAACATGAAACCAGACATTGAGTCTGGAGAATAAATAAAGGGCGTGTGGCGGTAATAGAGACGAGGTTGCACCTGTACGAATTGAGGAATGGCCAACCAAAGCGGTAGCCTCTGGTGAATATGCCAGAAAACAGGGATTACCTGCCACGCCCTACAAAGGAGAGAGGGATGATAGCAATCGTTAATATATCAGATGTGTTTTCGGAAAAAGGATTACAGAAATACTCTTTAAGAATTAACAATAAAGAGATTTGCAGATTTTTGCATAAAAGAGAAGAAGGATTGGCAAAATGCTTATTAACTGCTTCTAAGACTGTTGAAGTATGGGGAAAGGAGTCCGAGCATGAGTAAAATAAAAGCACGAATGAATGGAAGGAGGAGCTGGAAAATTGAAAAAGCTTTTGATCTTTTTTGGTTGCTTTCTTTTATGCTCATGTGAACATCCTTGCAAACAGGGACATTACGAAATGCGTCACGTTGATACTTTTACAACAATGATATTTGCAGGAAAAGTAATGGTACCTATTGTTTGTCCTGAACATGACGAAGAAGTGTTTATATGCGACGAATACTATAAAGAAGGAGAGAAGTATGAAGGTACTGTTGGTCGTTAAATCAAAGATGATGGAAAATATCTTGACAAATTTACTTATAGGTAATACCTAATGATTATGATAAAAATTAATAAGCTTTATTGTAAGAGGTGTAATCATGAATGGTGTCCGCGAATATCGGAGGTTAGAATCTGTCCAAAATGCAAATCTGCATATTGGGATAAAAGGCGTAAAGGCGATTCCGCTAACGCAGGGAATGTTCGCAATAGTTGATGAGGAAGATTATAATAGATTAAATCATTTTAAATGGTATGCCTATAAAAGTGGAAATACTTATTATGCCCGAAGAAATATAAGGACTGGCACAAAAAAACAGACCGTTATTCAAATGCATTAGGAGAAAGTTAGTTCAGTAGGAGAACGCAATCGCAAGTTGATGTCATGGGTGCGAATCCCATACTTTCGTGCAGGTATCAAATCCTGCCATACGCCCACTAAAGTAGAATGTATGCCAATGTATATACAACCATAACAATCTGAAGAAGATGAGGAAAACCATGAAAACAATTAAAGATGGGATTGTCGATAAACTTGGGAAAAAGTATTCTCCTAATCTTGATGAATTGGGAGAAGATATTGTGACTAAATCCACAGTGCAGATATTTACGGAGCTGGTAGACGGGAAATGGCATGAAGCAAAGTTATTCCAAGATGGGATTAGTTATAAGTGTTCTTGTGGTTGTTTGTTCTATAAAGAAAGAATGGACAATCACATCAAAGAATCCAATCCCACCTACTCCAACCCAAAAGACATCTTGGAGAAGATGAAGCAGTTTTGCGGAATACATAAATTCAGAAATTTTATTTATCAATTATCAGATGATTGTTGTGAAGATACAATAATGTTTGTCGAAACTTACATCCTCAATCCACCCTTGCTTCTAAAAAAGGCGATTGAATTTTTGGAGCAATTAAAGAAAGGAGAATGATTATGACTTTTGAAAAAGAATTAGAAAGTTTACTCAATAAATATAGCGTTGAAAACGATAGTAATACGCCAGATTTTATACTTGCCGGTTACATCACTGCTTGTTTATCAACATGGGATATTTATACCAGAGCAAGAGATAAATGGTACGGAACTAATAAAGATTCATTACCGCCATTCCCACTTACCGTACCATTAAAACATCGTAAGTCAGAAAGTGTTTCTCTGCTGCAAGTTTGATTGGGGCTTGTCTAAAAAAGGCGATTGAGTTTCTGGAGGTGGAGAAATGAGTATGGAATATATAAGAGTGAAGAAGATGACTCCTGAAGAAAAACTTAAAAGGCTTACAAACCCACAATGCGCCGAAGATTACGGGCTGAGTATTTCTTTTGACGAGCTGGCTTCATTTGATACTGGACGTGCTTTTTTGGAGGCATTTAACGAAATATATGTACCGTTTGATAAACAGGGCATAATTAATGATGTTTTAAAAAGGGGGAAAGCATGAACATTTTAATGACTGGGGGACGGCGTTCCGACTTTGGAAATTCGGTAATGCGATAGAAAGGATGAAGGCAGCTAAGGAAATTTCAAGGTATAAATGGACATACCTTCCGGAATATAAGAATAAAAAATTTGAAAAGAATTTTATAGTTGAGGGAATAAAATGAAAGCGGAACTCGTTGATTTGTCTGTTATTAAAAAAGCCGGAGATTACTGCGGTTTCTATAACTGCATAGTAAAGTTATCCAAAAAAGACATGGAAAAGGTTGATTCCCTTGTTAAACAAAAAGAATGCTTTTCCGAAGTTCTTTAATTGTACTTTTGTAACCAATAAAACACTGGAGGTAAAGAATGAAAAAGTATCGAAGCGCGGAAATTAACGTAGTCGCTAACGGATTCATTATCCGGATAGGATGTCAGACCATCATAGCCGAATCGCCAAAGAAGCTGAAGAAGCTCATTTGTGATTACCTGGACGACCCTGAGAAGGCAGAGAAAGAACTCTTCGAGAACTCAATCGTCTTCGGAGGGTGGTCGCCTCAACAAACTGTTCCGTGTGGTAGCCCACCGGAACCAGGATGGTCTGCTGGAACTGCTTCACAGGCTCCGGTCGCCGGAATACGTATAGAAACTGGTTCCGATTCGGCAGCGGCGGTAACTGCGCCAGGTTTTTTAGAAACTGGATTTGACCCCAGGGCTGAAAGATAGATTATTATATAAGGATGGGCGGCGGAAGCTCCAGAAAAACGTTATATGTTGGGGAACAATAACACTGGAGCGCCGCCTGTCTGTAAAGGAGATATATGGTAGAGATAACTCACATAAAGTGGAGCCGCAAGGCTATCGGGGTAGCTCTACATAAACTTGAAGAAGGAGCAAATACAATTAAAATAACGGTTCTAAATAAGAACAAAGAACTCATGTACCCTGTGCCGATGGTTGCTACAAAGGGAGAACTTATCGCTAAGTACGGAATCGAGGAAATAAACAAAAACAATCTCCTCGGGGTGTGGATTCCGTTGAAAGATTTAAACGATAATCGCCGGGATTAAAGCCGGGAAGAATGCTAAATAAGCAGAACCAGCGCCAGCAATGCTCCCACACCGGCTCCCCCGACAGCAAGACCTAGTTTATCAAAGAAGCTAGGTCTTGCTTCCTTTAAGACCTGTTCGTAGGAGTCCTTTTGAGTAGAGACGAGGTCTTGGAGGGACTTTAGCGTTTCCTTTGCAACAGCAAGCTGCTCTTCCTGTATTTTTTGAACCTGTAAAAGATTTGAGATTTTCTTCTCCAGCTCTGAGTTCTGCTCCTTGAGGTCGTTTATAATCTCAATCCTCTTAGAGTTATCCTCTAGCTGGACGACTATCTCTGAAGCGTCTTTTTCGTAGAAAGTAATGGTCTTTAACTCAGCGCGGACATTCGTAGCCGACAGGAACAATGCCGAGAGCACAAAAACGGTTACGAAGCTCGATAGAGTCTTCGGGTTTTTTGTTCTTAGCAATCTCATTTTCAAGACCTCCTATCTTATTTTTTAGACTATTTATTTTTCTATCACTTGCCTTTACGTCGAGAGACAATTGCTCTATCCTCTTGTTTGCGTCTGCGATAGCCATATTGTAATTATCGATAATCAGCTCATTCTGCTTTTTCACCATGTCTGCTACAATCTTTTCCGCAAGAGACCTCGCCGGGAAAAGGAAATAAAGCAGAGCGACTATCACTACCAAAATACATACGGGGATAACGTACTTCATTGCTCATCCTTTCGTTTAAAAAAACCGCCTATAACTTCAGCAGCACCCTGGATTGTTCTGCCTCCAACGACCAAATAGTTAAGGTTTAAGACCGAATCCGGGATGGAGACCATATAGCCAAGCCATATACTGTTAAATATCCACCCTAAAAGGGTAGACATCACGACATTAAGGGCGAGAAACCTGGACATAGACGTTACGTCTTCCCGGTCTATCAGCTTCTGCATGTATTCCACAACGCAATTAGGGCTTAACTTACTTTTTTCAGACATGTCCAATGGTTCCCCCTTCCTGTTTTTAAAGCCCATCTCAAGAGCCATATCTGGTCTTCCTCGGACTTATAGTTCAGCCCCGGTCTCCCGGCTTTTTTCTTGAACTCGTTGAAAGTCGGTTTATGGAACTGGGCTATTCCATAAGCCTTGCCGTGGTCACCGTAAACATCGTGCCGGCACGAACTCTCGCACTGTATTATTTTGTAGGTCAATATGTCTAAATCAGAGACTCTTCTGTTTGATTCCTCAACTGAGATAGGCAAAAAGACCAGAAGAAAAATAATTGCTTTACGCAATATTATTCCTTGCTGAATGTTGCTTTCAGCTTAGCGAGAATAACGTCTTTTTTCTGATAGGCTATGACGCAGACAACCCCTATAATAAATCCGAATACAAAACTCATAATGTCCTCCTTATACTGGTTCTTCCCAGTGTTGTGGGTCGCACTTCCGACCCTTCCAGTCTCCTCCCCATATCATCGTGGGGTCAATCATCTTACCGATTAAACCTATCTGGTTGAAGTCGATTTTCTTGTCCTTATTTGTGTCGGCGTTTGCATCGGTAACGTACTTGCCGTTCTTGTCTTTAATTCCGATGTCTACAGCTCTAGACAAATCATCAGATTCTGTATCGTTTGCAAGGTTTGTGATATGCTTTGAATTCATCGTCCAGGTAACTGCCCGTTTGTTTTCTTTCTCATCGATAGGGTCAAGCCATGCCCTCTTGCGGAGTTTATTTACAACGTCGAGAGGTTCACGCGACTGGGCATAGTAAGCTACCTGGACATCGAACGGTCTGTCAACTTCCAATACAAAGATGTCTATATTGAGAAGTCGTTTGGTTTCTGAGACTAATTTCTCAGCAAAGTTTCTTACTTTTGTTGTAGCTTTTGCTAAGGCTCTGGACATAATATTCTCCTAAAGTTAAAATTGTTAAAGGTGTTATCCATATAAGATTGGATATGAATAACTCAAAAAACTCTTTAATGCAATGTTTTTTAACAACACTCAACATCAGTGCTCCTTTCTCTTTTTCCTGTTCTGTCTTTATGCGCCTGTTCGAGAACAGCAAGCCCTTTCTCCAGGGTGCTAGTCCTTCCATTAGCTACCCTCTGTAGGTCAAACACCTGCCTTATGTCCTGCTTCAAGTCATAATAGGTCTTCTCGTAGAAAGTACGGTTGCCAGCGATTTCTCTTTTAATTTCAATAGTCGAGTCCTCATGCTTCTTGGAGAGATTTTTTTCGACCTTATCTATTTCGATACTAGCGTTGATTCTAATTTCTGCTTCTGCTTTTTCTCGTGCATCCATCCATCTCTTGAAAAGATAAGCTGTCGCCCCTACCGCTACCCCTGTTCCAGCCCAGTTTAAAAGAATACTACCAATATTAAGGTCAGTCATATCATCCTCACACATGAGTACCGGTTATTTTTACTCCATTTACAAAAGCAACCTTTCCACTTGCGATGTCGCCTTCAGCCGCAGGACTACCTGCTTCTGTAGTATCGACAACTTCCGTCTTTCCAGCAACGCCAAGGAGAGTAACTCCGGACAGTATGTTTCCAGAAACAACCTTTGCCGCTTCCGCCGCTGAAAGGACAGCCGACCCTGTCCCATCATAAAACCCAGTAGGAATTAAAGTTCCGTCTACATCGGTAACTTCAACATTATTGGAACTGTTGTTTGGCATGGTTCCTTCGAGTTTAGCCTGGTAGTTGTCCTTATAGAAGAACTTTCCGTCCAAGACGTTCCCAACTACAGCGTCTCCTGTCAGAGCAAACCCTGCGTCAATCTTGTTTGAGATAGCAGGTAGGTCTGTGTCGTGGATGTCGTTTACGCTTGTTACAAGCTGTTTAACGTAAGCCATTAAGCTTTTCGCTGTTCCCACCGCACCGCTGGCGGCAGCTTCGATTGCGTGTCCAATCGTGTCTCTGAAATTCATAAAACCCTCCTCTCCTCCGCCTCCGTACCGTTTAAGCCGTACCCGCTATAATCCTCTTAAAAGTTCTTTCGCTTGCTGTTATCATCCGAACCTCTGAAATATTCTTGCCGCCTTTTTAGCCCCAGCGGAAGGAGTTGTCACGGGAGTTTCTGTTCCAGAAGCCCCATATCCAAAAATTTGATAAAACGTCCCATCATAGGTAAAATCATGAGAATTACCGTCAATACCATTGCCCGCCCAATAGTAATAATGTGCATATCCAGGCGTCGGTGAAACTGAGTAGTAATAAAAGATATTACCGCCCAGGTTATAATGCCCTATGCTATCCCCAACTACAACGTCTATACTTAATCCTGAAATAACATGATCCCCGTCTTCAAGGTCGCCCAAGTCCGCCCAATCTCTGAATGTAAAATTTGGAGCTGTATCTAAGGGCACAGTTCCGACAACTAACCCTTGCACACCGGATACCGGCACTGATACATTCACGGTGTCTAATACACCAGAAGCATTAGCAACATTCTCAGGCCATACATAAGTCCATCCATTACCTGTATTATATGCAGCACTTAAAAAAGTTCCACCGATATCAATCGCCATTACTTCACCTTATACAGTTCCTTGTTCGGCACCTTGCTATAATCAGCATTATTTAATAAAATCGTTTTTGCTTCGCACTCTGTTTTAAAAAGAGAAGTCTTGACAATCGGAGCACTTATTTCACGCATCATTGCTTTTGCGTGTTCCTTGTTAAAGCCTTCAATGCTGCAATACCTTCGGTATGTTTCATCAAGCACCCACTGGAAACACCACAAAACTCCTTCTTCTGTAATGATATGTGGGATATAAATTGCGGGAGTCAACAACGGATTTTGAATCACGATATTAGGGAGCGAATTGTACCAGTCGTTGTAATCATTTTTGTTTGCTGGTATCATCCTGTTTATCATTTCCCCTTTATAGCCTTCTTCTTCGTTTTTAACGGTTTTGAATGACTTGTCGTATCCCTTATCTCCTTTATCGAGATAAAAAGGAGACACGCCAATTATCATCCCGTAAGCGCTTTGACGGGGGTCTTTTTGATAGACAAAATGTGGTTTCTTAAAATGTGGCATAATTAAACCTCCTTATTTAACCTCACCATTAAAATCCCCTCCCCCGAAAGAGAGGGGATTTCTGGTTGTTGTGTTTTCAGCCATATCAAACCTCTGATTTTTCTATTTTGAAGTGCATACTCCACTCCTTATGCACTATACGCTTTCTCGTAAGAATACTGACCAGTTACGTCAGCAGTCCCGGCATCCATCACGCACGAAATCTTCAGATTGTCTCCAGCCAGTTGAGTCAATCCGAACATATCGAACAGACTGAAATACGTTCCGTAATTGGCTGTCGTTACAGTGAACGAATCAACCACGGTAAGAACATCATTGATTAACTCGGAAAGATTGACTGTGACTGTGTTTGCACCTGGGTCTGCAAATTTCAGTCTTAGGGAATTTACCTTATAGGAGTTCCCTGATGTTGAAAGGTTGAAGATAACACAATCGGATTCCGTTGTCGTCACTGTATCGGTTACGGCTACGTCGGCTTGAGGAAGCCACCCAAGAACTCCATATCCAGAGATTAAAACAAAAGTATCTCCTGTCGGGTCGGCACTCCATGCCTGAGTAAAATTGAAGGTATCCGTTGAGGCTGTAAAAGAATCTACAATTCTAGCCTGTCCAATATTGTCTCCAGCGGTACAGAGCATTAGACAACCTCTCCAGTAATTATCTCCCTGAGTAAAGGTCGCATCAACTACCGTAGTCGTTGTCGAACCTGCGGCGGCGGTAACTGAAGAAGTCCCTTCTGAAATTGCGTCGCTTATCGCTTCAAGAGAATCCGTGGTGTTATCGTAGGTAAACGAACCATCCTTATGCAGAATGTCCGCAAGCGACTTTTCCACCGGAGCGGAAGTGATTCCAACCGTTGAGATGTTTTTCGTGGTATCGTAGAGAGAAGTCGAAGCGGGAAGTTGCCCTCCAAGCCCTCCGTTATTACCTGCGATGTAAGAAGCAAAAGAACCTGCCGTCATCGCAACCGTGATAGCGGTGTCCTGAAGTCTGTCGGTGTCGGTCTTAATATCATCGACAACGGTATCAATGTCTATGATATCGGTAATCAGATTGCACCATACCATTTGAGGAACGTAAGCGGTTTCTGTTCCGAAGGTTACAGTAATTCCGCTGACCGTTAATCTGTATGTATCTCCTACAGACCATTCTGCCGCCAGAAATCTATTGGAAGTATAGACCCTTCCATTGGCTTTTGAAAACGTCGGCTGGGTAATCCCCACAGCGCTGAACGCCCCACCGCCGGTAGACTTTGCAAGCTCTACGGCTATAGACGTTATGACGATGTTGGCTGAAGCAATAGCACCGGAGTCAATATCCATTAAGGTTATTTCAAACTGAGCATAGGAATCGTCCTCTACTACGTTTGAAGCGGACTGTTGGAATCTCAACTGCCCAGTTAAGCCGCCAAGGCAGGTCTGAATGTATTCGACTCTTTCAATTAAAGAACCGTCTGCATTGGCAACTACGTTTGTACTGGAGAATGAATTATTATTGTTGTCATCTCCCAAGATGTCTCTGTCGCTACGAGGAATTAAATGGTTAGGTGTCTTTCTCATGATTATGCCTCCAAAAAGTCTGCGACAATGACACCGTCAGCACCGGAAGTAGTAGGTGTTATGTTCGCGTAAATTTTCTTTTCGCTTGCAAAAATCGGAACCGGGATTCTGTAGTTGCCCGATGATTTAATGACCATCGTATCCGATACCAAGTCTGTCCCCTGAAGCGCGGTGATTCGATACTTGTCCGTGGTTGAAATCGAATCATTGATGATATCAAATGTAATCGATACCGATACCATCGTTCCGATAGTAACTTTAATCATCAGATAAACCGCCTCCGGATTGTTTGTTTTATAAGCTACGATGAAGTTTGGGTCAGTTCCGCTTGCTGTACCCGTAGATGAAGCTATTGTGTTTGCCGCCATATTTAATTCCTCCTATAAATTTATACCATTTATTTCTCGCTTTTTAAAGTGTTTTAATCGTTAAAAACTGCCCTCACCATCCAGTGAACTTTCGTGCTTGGCTGGGCAACCCCTAAACCTCCTCCTCCGTTTGGATTCCAACTCGTAATCCTGAAACCGTTTGCGGTCATGTTTGAAGCAAACGCTGCGACTGGCGAAGCCTGGTCTACCACCGTCAAAGCCACAACATACTGAAAACCATACGGAAGTGCTTTTTTAAAAACGACATCTGATATAGCCGTAACGCTATCCGTAGTCACAACCCCTGCTTTGTTAAAATTTGTCAGCTCAATTGCTTGCATATTACACCGATGTGTATTCAATCCAAGAACAATTTACGATTATATGCGTAGTCGCCGCAATATTCTCAATCCCCTGTATAAGAACCGCTTCACCAGGCACTAGGATAATCTGTCTTAAATCAGTTCCAACGTCGGGAATCATATTATAGCCAGGATGTGTAAACCATCCTACCGCTGTATGTGGTCTGTCAGTATATTGAGTCCACATCGAGTTCCCTGCGGTAGCCGTAATCGCTGTAGCGACTCCTCCGTCACTAGCCGTTCCTCCTCTTGGAACCGCTGTTGGAGTAGCGTAAGAGGTCTGGTACTTAACGGGAGTTAAAGCAGTTCCTCCTGTCGGAAGACCCGTAGTACGAGAAAGTTTCATCAGTGGTGCCACCGAAGTTAAAACAGCCGTCGAGTCCGTAGCGACGTTTAATCCCCTGATTGCTATATTCACAGTCGAAGCAGAAGGATTTTCTAAAGTGAATACGTTCTGAGGAGAACTTGCCGCTCCCAGAGTCCTGAAGGTACTAACTGCGTACAAGCCAGTCGTGAGTCTTGTAGATTGCCATTCTGCACAAGCTGTTACTCGTAGATTCCCTCCACTTGTTAAAGCTCTCGGAATTGCTTCTACCGTAGGGCAAAGGCATGTTTGGATTCTTACCGCTGTGGTATCGGTTCCAGCTTCGTTCTTTACTGCTACTTTATAGTAGGAAGCTGTAGCCTGAAAAGTTCTAGCACTACCATAACTTGCAGGGTGCGTGTAGGAATCAGAAATATCCCAATTGCTCCCATCCATAGACTGATAAAGCGTTATGGTGTGCTTCTTGTCGAGGTATGTATTAATCTGTATTCCGGCAACCCCTAAAGTAGATTCAGAAGTTCCTGTCCAAGTTGCCCCAGCCAAGATGTTCGCAGTTGAGGAGTTTTTTGTGCTCGTGAAAACACTCTGCTCCATCGCAACTCCCGCGTGATATGTTCCATCTAGAGAAAGGTGTGAATCTATCGCATGACCAGAAGAATCGTAAAGCGTGACTCTAGCTGCTTTTGCTGTTGCATCGATTGTTAAGGTATCTGTTGAAGCTCCACTTTTAATTACTGCCATATATCCTCCTAAATCGTCTTGTTAATAACATAATTTATCTTGAACTTATCAGCGACGAGACCTTCAAGAGCTTTTGCGTAAAGAGTACACTGACCAGTTCCGGCTACGAATCTAAAATCAAATGAATCAAACTCAAGTTCGTCTAGGTCTTTTCCGGTCGGGGCGACATAAGCAATATCTCCTATTATGTACGAAGTTGAAACGATATCAGCATCTGTAATCGTAAACGTAGCCTCCATTACAGGAGTGGAACCGAAGTCTATTTCTGTAGTCTTTACTATCCCAAGGGTCAACGTCTCAAGGACACCTATCTTACCAAGGGAGCTGGGGAAAACGTTAGACTTCTTCGAATTAACCACATATCTCATTTTTGAGCTTGGTTTTTGCAAGTCACCCCTATTCCCCTTTTCGGTTCTATATCTCATTTAATAAAATTCCTTGCATTAGATATTTTGTTCAAAAGTTCTTCTAGTTCCAGAGACCTGCCGAGACCCTTTAATATGTCAACCTGGTCTCTCAGGTGATTATTTAAAGTGTTCTGGGCATGCAAAGAGTCTTCTATCCATTTTACAATTTCAATGAATAAAGTATTTGACTCTAGCTTCACAATCGCTTCTAAAATTTTTTCATCCGGTCTTATCATTTTGGCTCCTTATTAAATTGGCGTGTTTCTGTTCCCTGAACTGGGTTCCCAGCCTGGTCAAGATTCTCAGGCGGCGCTTGCGGTGCAGCAAGCTGAGGCGCCTGTTGCATCGGAGGGAGCTCGTTTTCATCCAGGTCAATACCCATTGTTTTAGCAACTTCAAATAGCATCTTTCTTCTTGCTTCCACTCCAACGAGTTGTATATCGAGAGGATTGGCAGTCATTTGAATGTATTCAAGTTTCCTCTGGGCTACGTTTTCTTTCTTCATCAGAATCGCAGTCCCTCGACCGTCGAATTTATAGTCTCCCATAATCCCAAAAATTTCCTGGTTGTCGAGAAGATAATCATAGTGCCTCTGAAGAGAAGTGACGATGATATGGAGGTCTATGTTTCTCACAATAGCTTTTATCCCTCTCGCCGCCATTTGGATTAACTGGTGCAATCCGCTCGAAGTAGACCCAGCGCCTCCGACAGCGGTGTCTCCGTGCGCGTAAGCCGGGATTCCGGAGTGTTCGTCTGCTATTTTCGAGAACGTATTATAAACCGTCAACAGTTTGTCGATGACCATTTGAGGCGAAAAGAAGTCTACAGGCTTGTTGCTGTTGAGCATTTGCTCCGTGGTCATCTTCCAAACCTTTCCGGGGAAAAGTTTGTAAACGGCGTTTGGCTCTAACAAGTCCGTGTTTAAAACGACCTGTGGGAGAGACCCGATTCCGACGTTGGCTAAGGTAGCCCGGGCACAAGCATTACAAACTTGCTGGCAGTCGGATATAATCTCCGGCAAGCTTTTCCCCCAGAAGGAATCGTTTATGTTTTGCAGCGAAGCCTTGGAAAAAGGTTTTCTGCCAAGCTGGTCATAATTTAACATCGCTTTAATGATATGGTTCCCTATTTTCCAAATAACACAAGGGTACGAGCAATCATCGTCTTCCACATCAATGCCGCAATCCCTTAACATTCTTCCTTCGATTTCATCCCACAACTCAAGGCAGTAGATATTTTCGTCCGGATACTCTTCCTTGGAGGTGTACTTGTCCATATCTCCCATGCCTTCTTTTGCGGAATCGCTCAGGACTAACCAGTCTTTTTTAAGCTCTCCAGCATAAAACTCTCTCAAAACATCTCTTATTTCTTTTTCGTTAAATCCCTCTACGCCTATAAGGTTGTAAAGCTGGCTGGGCTTCTGGGTTATAACATCAAAAAGATATCCCTTGTTCACATCCGTAGAATAGGGAGACGGATAAATGCAAAACGGGTTTCTTCTTTCGTACTGGGGAACTATTTTATAGACAACTTCTTTTTTAAGGAGACCGTCCTGTCCGAACGATGTCTGTCTCGTTTTGACTTTTCTCAGGACAAGACCCTTCATTATCCCAGCTTTTAATCCGACAACGTCGTCAATTACTTCTTCGAGGGCTTCGTAAAATCCCCCCTCAATCCAGTCATCGTCTATTTTATCGGCGACTCCTTCTGAAAGCTTTTTGGCTATTTTTTTAATCTGAGCCTGTACTTCATCTTTTATCTGCTGCTGGTTTTCTACGATAATCTGCCGCATCGCATCCCCAGGAATCATCTGACCAGTTTGGATGGCTTGCTGGGCAAACATTTGGATAAACTGCGTGAGAACATTCTCTTGAATAGAAACTGTTATTTCTTGTGGTAGTTCTGGTATCGGAGTAGGGTCTACTGAAAAAATCCTATCACCCGTCATGAGGATATCCTTTATCCAGGCGACCGCATTACGACATTTTGTGTCGGTTATATTCATGAAGATTTCAGGCTGGTTAGCTTCTTTAATATCGGCTAGTTTTTTTGGTTCGTATTCTCCGTTCCTTTGGCGGACAGAGCAAAGCATATCATCTTCCACGGTCTCTTTAGCCTTCTTAGCGTCAGACCACTTTTTATCGATGAGTTCTGAAAGAGTGCTTATAATCTTTAGTTTGTTTTCGGTAACGACGGTGTTCTGTGCCTCTGTTACCTCGCTTGCGTTTGCTGTTTGTACTAAAGGGTTTATTGACATTTTGTTCTCCTGTATAAATTATATCAAATCATAAGCAATAATCAATACTTATTTATAAGTGTTCGCAGCGATACCAAATGTATCAGCTAAGATAACCGCTATAGCATCTGCCGAATTTGGGTCTTTTAGTGTATCGTAAGTATTTTGTATCCCAAGGGGAACTATTAAATCCGCAACAGCATTCGAGGCTTTGATTGGTTTCCCTTCAAAGTCCGTACCTGTAAGGAAAATGTCTCTCATTAATGCGGCTGTAGGAGAAAATTTATTGCTGAAAAAATTCACGCTAACATCCATGACCGTTGGAGAATATGGTTTCCCGGTGTTTAGCTTCGTAATCTTTCCGGTGGTAGAGCTTTTTATGCTCCAGGAAGTAAACCGTCTTGCGAGAACGACAATAGACCCCATTCCGCCGGTAACATCGAATCGCGTATTTTTCTTTTTAATCTTTCCAAAGTTAGCACTCCTCGCATCCCAGTCAACAGATTTATCGTCGAGGGCATCGGCGATTGCAAGCACAATAGCCGTTGTTACTATAATCTTGAAAAGATTTTTAGCAGCCTGAATCCTTACAAAATTAGAAACCCTCTTCTGGAACACATGGGCTGTTAATACGTCAAAATTAGCCTTTAGGTTCCTCGGAGAAAAGAACACATTATTTAAAGTGCTTGCGATTGGCTCTATTTTTCCGAGGTGACCTCTGGCTGTGAGTGAATTGCAAAGCTTGGCTATAGACTGGAGTTGGTCGACATCCTCTACATCCACTCCTGATTTTTTAGCAAGGTAGTAGTAATACTTGAATACATCGACTCTGTTTTTTTGATTAAAATAAACAAACCCAGCCTCCGCTGTCTTGTAGAATCTTCCGAGAATCCAGAATCTGTTAGGGATAGCAGACGGGAACGACTCTTCCCTAACACCGTATACGTCTAGCTTTGCGCGCTTCATAACATCATACAGCGGGTCTGAAACTGTTATGGCGTGAAACATATCTAGGGGATTATTCCCTATAAAACTATCCCACATAACTCCAAAAGATTTCGCGGCTGACTTAAACCACGTACCCGGATGAGTACAGAGCATCTTCCATCCTTGCAAGAATAAAGCTGAATGGTCTAACGAAGCCTTAAATGATTTCGTCACACCGGGGGTGACCTTGATGGTTTTCCATATCGTGCTGAGTGGGTTTGTAAAATAATCCTTCAGGTGTATCTCTTCAGCCCTCGTCTTTAACGTTGATACAAAATCATCAAAAGCAACCTTCGCAAGACCGTACTCGACACTGTGAGGGTCTTTGTCTTTTTTTGCTTTTACTTCCTGGGCTAATTTTGAGATTGTCACTGCCTCTTGATATGTAACCTTCATGCCTAATTTCTGTTCGACAAAATCGCTCAAGAACTCGTCCATCTGATTAGGTTCGAGAGCGGCTTGTAACCTTTGAATTCTGGCAAGGGTATCTCTCTTGAGTTCAGGTTTTAATCCTGACATTTTATCAACCCACCCCTCCAGCGCTTTCTGCTGGGATTTTAGAAGAAGTTTAGACTCAAAAGAAGCATTCAGTTGTTTAGCGTTTTCTTTTCCGACAAATGTTTCAAAAAAATCCCTTCTTTCATCAGATGTCATGTTGGAAAGTTTCTTAATGTCGATAACTCCTCTATCGACCTTGTTTTTGAAGTCTTCAGCAATATATTTCGGTAGACACCAGGACATAAATCACCTTAGCATTTAATTAAGTCTATAAGCCTTCGGGTTGCTTCTTTGTTTATACTTCTATTCACATCAGCCTTCACGGTCTGTTTCCCTACGTTTGTCTGTTCTTTTGCTCTTTGTTTTATATTGGAGTCTTTCTTAACAGCTTCCGTCTCCCTTACGATATTGATTTCTCTTATAGCAATCGCCGGCGAATCTTTGTAAAGTTCTCTAAGGAGCTGAAGTTCTTGAGCGACGTAAGAAGAATACTTCAAGAAACTATCTTTTCCTCCGAGAATCATAAACAGTTCAGGGTCGTTTAGTTTTTGGGCAAAATTTATAGCCGATACCATTGCCGCCGTTTTACGAATCCCAGCCGGAACCAACTCAGGATTTGTGGCATATCTTATAACCGCCTCCTTGCTCGTCATGATGGAATCAGCTTTGGCGATTTCTTCGTCGTTGGCAATCGTCTCATAGACGACATCCTGGAATTCAGGCGGAATGTTTCTTTGAACTGTTAGAGGGATGTTTTTCTTTGGAGTGAAAACAAATTCCTTCTTCGGAGTCGCGGCTCTCTTGGCTTGCTCCAGGACAATTTTCTGGGATTCATCTTCTACCTCTTCAAGGGTAATTTCTCCGGTTTTGAAGAGACTGGACTGGGTGGTATCAACCCTTGCTCTTCTAATCTCCGTAAGCAGACTTTCACGAACTCCTCGAAGGGAGTCTCTTTTGCTTTCTGAATAAACACCGCTTTGTCTGAGTTCTTTGATTCCATCTTCCCTCCTTACCTCCGGGTTAATATCGGTTCCCAAGTCGTCCAAATGGAAAACAGCATCCTGATTCCCTATCTCTGCTAAATAAAGAGCTGTCTCTTTATCTTCGACTATAAAGGATATGTCAAGGACAAACTTGTTCGTCTGGGTGTCGAACCATCCACCAAAAAAAGCCCTTGGGTCTGATTCGAAAACCTTTTTAAATTTATTAAGATAATCAATCGCATCCTGACGCGTGAATTTATCAAGCCGAAGCTCTGTTTCTTTTGCTGGAGAGACAACCCAGCCTTTTGTCTGGTTTTCTCCGTTGGATACTTCGATAGTAAACCCATCCGGTCTGCTCATCACAACATCATATATTTTTTTAAATAATTTAGTCTCTATTCCTCTTCCTTCAGACTCAATATTTTTTGTAAAAGCGGAACGGATGTTTCGTCCTGTTCGTCCTGTTCCCCTTGCAATGCCTCCAAGTGGTCTTCCAAAATGCTTTTCCCATAAGACGGAGGCTCCCTTAGAGAAGTAGTCCCCCTTTTTCTGTTTTGCTCCAAGTTCACGATAAACCTCCTTTTCCCCTATCCACATAGCAGCCTGGACAGAAGCCATGTCCTCTCCAGGTTTGGTGATGTTTTTGATTCTGTCATACAACCACTGGCGATGATTTCCGCTCGAAGGACTTTCCTTCAGGTTCCCTTTAATATATTTTGCAAAACTGTTCGTTACCTTACGAAGCTCTTCTCCACCCTCAAGAGCATTCACTGTGTCTCTGAAGTTTTCGTTCGAGAATCTTCTTTCAAGAGACAGAACATAAGGTTCTATGTCTTCTCCGAACAGGCTTTTCTGCCAACTTATCAGCCTCCCAGCCTTTGGTGCATTTTCAACTGATTGAATGAACTCTTCTTGCTTTTGATTGAAAATATCTTCGTCTACCGTAGACAGGTCTCCTGTTATTCTCCCTACCGTTCTCATAAACCACATATCCGTTGTTAGATGAGAGTAGTCTCCGTTCATATTAGCGAAAAAAGAACCTATTTTAGAACCAAACATAGCCGCTCTCGGAATCCTGAAATCATCACTTGTGTTTGAAATTATAACATGAGCTTCTTCTGCCGAGATTCCTAATATTTTACTGACCTCGTTTTTAATTTCCTTAGCTGTTTTAACCTCCAGCAGCCAATCAATAAATTCTTCATCAGAGTTAAAGTTCTTCCTTAGCTTTCTGGCAAGAGCCAAATGGGTGTCGATTGTTTCTTTTCTGGTCGCGTCTAGCGTCATAGAGAATCTTTTTTTAGCTTTGTAGTTTTCGTATACATTTGCGGCAAGTTCGACGTTTTTAGTCGTCTCGTTTCCATTTGAAGTAATCGCCAAAGCAAGGGTCATCATGCCCCTATTACCTCTTTCTTTAAGCTCGGGATATATTTCTTCTAAGGTATTAAAAGTAGTTTCAATATCCTGTTTGTACCACTCCAAGGACTCGGGGAATCTCTTGGAGCAAATCTCATAGAATTTTCTTAATGAATTTTCTACAGTCTTATTTTGACGACCGGTGGCGGTTTGCCAATCAATTATCCCAGCCTTCGCTCCTTGCTCTGTGAGATATTTTGCTATCTCTGATACTTTCGTAAAGCGCTTCGGTTTTGTCTCTCCTGTCAATATATAAGTCCCTATATCTCTAGGGTTGCCAGTTTTATAAACTGGCTGTCCTTTCTCGAGGACATCTTTCTTCATGGAAGGAGTTATGTCAACGGAGGGGACGGTGGAAGCCCTCGCCGTATCCCCTTCATATTTTATCTCAAACCGATTTTGGTCTTCTTTTCCAAACTGTCCTATAAAATCTTTTGCTTGTTTTTCCGTTCTGAACCCATCATAAATTTCACCGTCTTGGTAAACAACCCACGCATCACCTCGTTGGGTTGTTGTATCAATCTTGCTCTCTCCAACCTTCGCTCCCCACTGCTTGACGTAACGATTCATAAAACCGGGGATGAGCTGGTCGTAGAAGGACTTCATTCCCTCGCCGCCGACTTTGAGGTCTGCGCCTTCCAGCCGGAACATCTTCATATTTTCCGCACCTTTTACAGTGGATGTTTCTGGGTTATCAAATAATCTTTTTGCCGCTTCTTTCCCGATATAATTCTCAACATCTTCCGGTTTAACATTACTTCTAACAATGACGGGTTCTTTATTTAAGTCATATGCCGTCAATCCCTGTCTTGTTTCATTGTAATGAACTTCGCTTATGTGTTTGCTAAGATTATACCGTTCCGCCTGTTGCTCTCCAGTTGTCCACGCAATCTTATCGTAGCCGTTTTCAGCTGCGTACCGGAGCATACGTTTCATCACCAGTTCATGCCAGTTCTCAGCGAAGGGTGCGGGGGGAACACCTTCTTTTTGTTTCCTTAAAATATTATTGAGTTGTTCGCCTAAATCCCCAGCATCGTCTGTAGCTAAATTATATTTATCTTGTAATTTATCAAGAGTCGATTGGTACCATTCATCATCAATATTGCCACTTCTATCTTGTGCGACCCATCTTGCAAGTTCTTTGTCTACTTCACCACTGACGGCATACCCTTTCTTCTTCCCTTCCTGATGCCAATCGCTCTGGACTTCCTCAATAAACAAGACTTTATTGCCCTCAGCGTCCGTGCGTTCATTGAACCTTATATGGGCGAGGACGTTGGGTTCGTCCCAGTGAGATGATTTATAATCAGCTTCTACCGCAGGAGTCTTCCTTTGAATAACATATTCTCTAGCTTCTCCCTCGTTAGGATATCTTGATTTGGGGATTTGGTAAACTTGGTCAGGTGCTCGGAAGTACCAAAACATATCCGGGTTCGTGGCTTCGTATTCTCCGGGAAGAATGGGGTTCACATTTTTTAAATCATATTTTAAAGTTTCATGTTGGATTGGCAACGTCAGCAACAACTCTCTGTAATTCTCTCCACCGGAGAGTTGGTATTGAGCGAATTTTGTTTCTGCTTTCCCATAAAGTCCGATAACATCTTCTTCTGCTGCTTTCATCGCCTCGGCTTTTGTCTCGAATATTTCTGTTGCTTCCGATGTATCGCTTTCAAAATACCATCCCTCTCCGTCGCTATACCCAACATTTGCCTCTCTGTTCCCATTTACAAAATATTCATCGCCTTTCCATTCTCCGGCACCTTTTGTCACTTCTTGTATCTCAATCTGATTGTCCTTTAGGAACTGGAGGAATTTTTGCTTGTCGATAACTCCATTGACTTCGTTCTCTTTTAGCCACTGTTCCACAGCCATCCATTTGAGCTCAGCGGGTTTAACCTGTTTCCTTTCGAGGTAACCTATAATAGACTGAATTTTAGAAGGCATTTCTTTCAGGTGTTTATCTACGACAGTAATAAGCTGCGAATAAAACCCGGGCATTATTTCGCCTGTCTTATAGGCTGTCTGTCTCGGTTTCACTTGCTCAACCTCAACGGGAGTGAACATGCAAACAACATCATATGTCTCCGAGTACATTCCCTTGTATCCAGCTTCTTTAATCCTGCGGTCGTATAGATTGTGTTTTTCGTTCTGGTCGAAAGGAGCAAACCCTCTTCGTGTGAGGTCTTTTGGAGTCGGCATCAGGTTTAACGGGTCGTAGTCTCGGTTGTATAAATCGTTCCCTTCTACTAATCCCTTATATGTTTCCTTCCCGAGCCCGTGTTCTTTCGTGTACCCTTTCACTCCGTAATACATTTGCGGTACGTAACTTTTCCCGAATCTATCTCTCTCCTGACCGGCAAATCCGGTACCGAAATATTTAGGATTAAGAGTCCTTAGACCTCTTTTGTGAGACCAGTGAGTTAAAGTAACAGGTTTGTCTTTGAATTTTTCAGGAACGCCTTTGAGTCTTTCATCTAACGAGAGTTCCCCAACCTTGTAATTTATATGCTTCACGACAGGTGTTCCGCCGTCGTAGAATTTATTGATATCAGATATTATCTTTTGAGGAGAAGTCCCCTTATCGTACTGGTCTCCCCAGAGCCTATCGTTGTTCAGCAGAAATCCATAATCCGGTTTTTTAGGAACATTCTTCCACTCGTGCAAATCAACCACTATATTCCCGTTAAATTTTTCAGCAAGGGTGTAGATTTTATCAATCTGCTCCAGTGTGGGTCTTTCCCCAAGTTCGATAGCGCCCATCTTTCCATCGACCCGTATAGCTCCGGTAAGCAAATATTTCCAAATCGAGGCGATAGGATGTTCTTCTCCGGTAATCCAAGAAATATACCTATGCTCCAAAGCCCTATAACCACCTGGGTGTCTCTGTTCTGGGGGCAAACTTCTACCACTAAAATCAAGAAGATTTCCGTCGTTGTTTATAAACCCAGCCTCTTCAAAAAACTCCGTATGACCAAATGTCTCCGCAGCTCTTTCTTGTAAGCTCTTAAATCCGGGAGGAGCCCTTGACGCTTCTCCTGTTTTATATCTCGTCCCTGCGGAAACCCCTTCTTTAGTTTTTGGCTGAGCAGCATTAAATTCGTTTCGCTTCTGTTCAAGCCAATCTTCAAATTCAGCTTTGTCTTTGAATTCTCTTCCATTGAACTGTTTCTCCAGCCAAAGGTTTACGGTTTCTTCGTCTGCGTTCCAGCCTTGGAAGCCGCGCTCTCTCCAATATCCGTGAAGAGCTTCGTGAATAACTGTGGTGGGGTCGGAACCCTTAAATACCCAGCAACTTTGGGTTCGTCTGTTATCCACACCTTGAACCGTGTGGTGTCGTCCTTGGATTGCGATACTAATTCTGCCGCCTTTTGATTTGAGTTGTTCATAAGTCACTCCTAATGCTTTCAACACTCCCTCAAGCGTGTGCCCCAATTCTTTTAACCGGGCAACCCCTTCAGGAGTTGTTACGTCTATCGGGTCTTTTAGGTTGAAGTCAAAATAGTTAAATTCAAAATTAAATCCCAATATGCCGTTGAATAACTTTTCAACATAGTTAAACATTGATTTTCTATCATCGGGCACCGTGGTCTTTTTTGTTGAAAGGTAACCCAAAATAGCTTTAACGTTTTCCGGAGGCAGACTTGCCGCTTGCTCCGAAGTAATTCCATTATCTACCAGGAGCTGAGAAAGTTCAGGAGAAAGACCTGTAATTCTCTTCACTTTACGCTGTTCTTTTGTCTGTTCAAAGACTTCAGGGAAGAGGTCTTTGTAGGTGTTGATTAGCTGGTCTACTTCATCCAGCCCCTTCTGTTTTAAATACTCTATCGCTTCAGCTTTGGTTGCTTTGGGAGTTACGATATTTCCTCTTGATACATCTTTCTGTATCCCGTCAGAAAAAATAACAGTGACATTTTTACCCTTTCCACTTACAACAACAGCTTCTCTTCCGTCGTTAAGCCGGACTCTTTTCCCGACATAATTTGAATCCAAATGTTTAAATGCTGATTTTAAATCCGAATCAGTAGGGTTCCCGGTAGCCCTTCTTCTTAGGGCGCTAAACTGGAATCCCTTCCCTTTCATTAATTTGGCATGCTGTTCTTTTCCGCTAGGGTCAATAGGAGCATTTCTGTTGAAATAAGCAAGAATTCTGTCGAGGACACTCTTGACTTGATATGCTTGTTTTTCTTCAGGAGAAGCTTTTGACATCAAGGCGGCTTCTTCTTTTTCTTTTTGGACAGCCTCCTGGAAAGCTTTCTGGGCACTATCTCGAGTAATTTGCTCGGAGCCGCCCATCTCCACGAATCCGCTCTTGCCGCCTCTGGTATGCCACTCGATTCCTCTTTTGCCGTCAACTACGGCATCGTAAATAACATCCGCATTTGGTTTTGCTCTTTCAGTAATTTGTTTCGAGACGACCTGAAGAGTGGAGCTAATCGTAGGCAAATCCATTTTATCGATTTGCTCTTTTGTAAATCCGACGCCTTTCAAAACGTCTATACTTATAGACGGCTGGGCTTTCGGCTGATACTGAGATACGATAGCTTCTGGAGATGTTGAATTTTCCTTCAGGAAATTAAATTCAGCTCTTTCGTCTGCGGTGATAGTCCCGGCGATATCTTTTTTGTTGAGCTCGTCTAATTTATCCTCAGCATATTTCAGGATTTCTTTTCTTTCTGAATCATTGAGAATAATTTTTGCTTGCTCTTTTGTTTCGTCAGGAGGAGCGGTGAGGTCTGTCTTGCCTCCTGGTTTTGGTGAAACAATTCCAGAAACAACTCCACCTCCGGCACCAGCTACCAAACCGCCAAAGCCAGACTCGAGAATTCTCCACATATTATCTTTGGTGAACATCTCAAATTTCGGGTCATTTACGGCAATATTAGCCAGCGAGAGAAATTCCTGACCCATTTCCTGAGCAGCTTCTTCACCTCCCTGGGTGATAGCTTTTTTGGCTATTCTGACAATGGCATGTGTGTCCGCTGAAGCTATGGCTTTCCTGAAGGCGCTTTCTTCGGCTGTTCCGAGGACATCTCTTATTACACGAGAGTTACCACCAGCAAACTCTAAAAAGGAAGCCATAGTTCCGGTCGCCAGAGCAGACCACGGATTGTCGATTCCGTATTCTTTAAGAGCCTCTCCCCAGTTTCCACCAGATTCCATCGGCAGAACTCCGGCGAACATCCCAGCTTTCGAGCCGGCAGCCCTTGCACCCATCTTAACAAGTTCGTTTGTGGCTATTTTCTTGACTTCTTCCTTAGCCATCACCTCAGCCGTTTCTCTTGCTATGCCTTTTTTCACAAAAGATTCGGCAGCTTCTTTCATTAGGTTTCTTCCAGCTTGTCGAGCAAATATTCCAGCGAGTCCAGTAGCTGCCCCACCAGCAGCTCCGACCGCTGTTCCGCCTACTGGAGCAACGGCAGTTCCGGTCGCAGCTCCGAGGATTGTTCCGGCTAAGGTCGTCGCGGCAGCTTCAACCATTGAAGGGACAACTTCTCCGATGGTTCCGACTAAGAGACTCGGAAACGTTCCCAGTGTGACATCTTTAAGGTTTACCGCTTTGGGGTATTTTGCTGCTTCGGCTTCGTGTTCCTGAAACCCTTTAAAACCAGCCTGTTTGAGAGATTCATTTCCAATAATAGAACCGACAATCCCTCCAAATCCATATAAACTTGATTTGAGTTGCTCGGTTCCTCTGTTGATTCCAAGAGCGAACTCATCTAAGAGGCTTCTATTAGACACATCCTGAAAGCTTTCACCACTTGGTTGTCTTGCGATAGGCTTTTGAGGAGAATCCAGCGTATCCAAAAAAGACCAGTTGCCGTCAACTTCCTTTGGTTGAGGTGAATCTAACGTGTCTAAAAAATCCCATCCAGCCATTATTCGATTCCTGAATATCCCTGTGCGAGGATTATTTCTTTTGTTTTTTCTTTGTCTCCGCCAAACATCTTATATATTTTTGCAGCAACATCTCTCGGGACTAACTGTCCCTGCTGTGTCGCTTTTGGCAAATCAACCTCAATCTTTCCCCCGAGGTTTGTGTTGTAGCTGAATCTATCCTTGCTGATTCCGCTTAGGTCTCCTGGGTTAATCACATCAGGAGCCGGAGGAGGCAGCATCGCTCTCTGGGCAACTCCAGATTTTTCTTTTAAAGCGTAAGAACCTTTCCCGGGTTTCCACTCGGAGCCGAAGAAAGGAACGTTCGTCCCCCACCAATTATATCTTTCTCTCGTGGGAGACTGGACTATTTCATAACCAGCAGCGTCGGCAATCCTTTGGAACTCCGGAAGTGTCTCGGGAGTTATGCTGTCTTTGTTCTGTTCAAAGAAATCCCTGAACTTCATTATATCACTCACAGAAGGCTGCTTTTCCTTTTCCGGACGCTGGCTACGCAGGTTTTCTTTCTGATTATTCTCAATCATCCTGTAATAGTGCTTTAAAGACTCTCCTTGCACGAGTTTTGCTATGGCGTCTTTGTCACCCACTATTTTTGTGTAGGTGTCCATTACGACTTTTGGGTCTCCGGACTGTGCAGCAAATGCAATCTGCTCTCGATACTCCGCGGGAGCGTTTTCTATTAATTTTTGGAGCTTTGACCTCGTGAGCCAAAGCGCGTACTGCTGCTCCGCTGGCATTATTTTTTCATATTCGTTCATGAGTTGTTCCTTGAATGACTGGGCTTCCGGAGTTTTTTCGTCCATATCTAAGTACTGGTCTCTTCTGGCTTCGAATTTCATTTTCTTAGCGTTAAGAGAAGCTCCCATCAAATTACTCATTACATCAGCATTTGTACTTATGTCGTTTACAAAATTCTGGAAAGCCATCCTGTTCCCGCCATTTCTGGAAACGTAGTCTTTCATTTGCTTCTGTGTTTCAGCCGGGAGAAATTCGTATCCCGGAAAATCAGTCGTCGGGTCATACGGAGCCTTCAGCCTGTCCATTTGCATTTTACGAATCTCACGTTCATCTTGGACGTTTTGCATTTCATTGAAACGGTTCGTCATGTCAATGCCTTGCATGATTCCTTGGGTTATTCCGCCTAATGCTGTTCCGAAATCCATATATCCTCCTACCAGCCAAACATATCTTCAAATGGCTCTATTGCAAAGGCTTTCAGAGCCCCTATATAGTCGCCTTGTTCCAGTCCTAAATCTAAAGCCTTGTGGACTGAGTGCGTTGGGTCTGCTCCCCACGCAGAAATCGCTCCAGCTGTTTTGTCATCAGTCGACAAGAAGTCTCCAGTCCCTCCGGAAATTCCTCTTCCCAACCTTCCAACAAAAGAGTCTTTTGGGTTGTGCTTTTCAAGATGTTCTCCGAGACCATGAGCAGCGGCGCCAATTGCTCCCCAAGGGGTAGCGGACGCAAGACCACTCCCAGCTGAACTCGCTGCCGTTCCTACTCCAGTAGCTCCTATAGAACTTAACCCTGCTCCAGCAGCTTGTAATGCGGCTCCGCCGGCAGCCATATAATCAACTGGGCTCTTACTCCCCTGTGAAATATTATACCCTCCGGCTATACCCTGGAGTGCCGACATGAAAGGACTGGAGCCGATTTTGCTTATCCCAGAGGGGGCGCCGGAAGCTGTTGCCTGAACAGGGCTTAAAAGAGCATTCGCTCCTTCATAAGCCTGTGCCACGCCTATTGCGGTGTTGATATAATTTGACGGGTCATTTGGATTGTTCAAAATACCCTGAATACCTTTATAAGCTCCAAGTCCTCCTCCTAACGCCCCAGCGGTTCCTCCTAGAGCACCTCCGGCATCATAGAGCGAACCTCCTTTTTCTCCAAGCGCCCTCATTACATTCCCCGTTGCCCCTGTAGCCGAAATCCCAAAGTTTGCGTAATCTTCAGCCGTAGCAGTTCCTGATTCTACTTTGTTGTATAAATCATAAGCACCCATAGCATTTTGGGCTATCCCCGGAAGGATGCCAACTGCCTTTTGGTAGGCGCCAACGTCTAAATCCTTTACGGCTTCCTCAATATTTCCTTTGGTTGTCTCATACGCTCGATTTGTCTGTAAGACGTCGCTTCCTGCTTCAGACTGAGCCTCTAATCTCCCCGCTTCCTGCGCCGCCTTCTCTCCAGTGTTCTGTCCTCCGATTTCCTTGTTCTCGGTATACTTTGGAGCAGAGAGCATTTCGATTCCCTGCCGAAGACCACTCATGGTCGCTCCAAGTTGCTTCTGCTTTTCTTGCTCGGTTGCGAGTTTTTCGTTTTGCTCTTCTGTCTGTTTCTGTAAATAAAACTCTCTTATTTTAGGTCGCAATGTTTCAGCTCTGTTTTGAACTGTAGAGTTGATAATGGCATCTATACTGAAGGGCTCGTAAAAGCTTCCCATTCTTGATAATGGACTGATAATCGGCTGGGTAAAATAATTTAAGTTTTCCATAACAAACTCCTATAAGTTAATACGAGGATGGCTTGCGTCGTACTCACTTATTAATTTTCTTGCTTCATCCAAGAACTGGTACGGATTATCATTCGGGTTCTTTGTTTTGCTGAAATTTACTATCTGCCCCTGCAACCCCTCCGGAGTTCCGTATTGCCTCATCCGTTGCACAACGTTGTCCAGTATCACGTTCTTAGCCCTTCCTTGACCAGCCCCTCCGAGAGTCCCTGCCGTTTTCATCAAGTTCCAAACACCAGACACAAGAGGGTAAGAGGGATAATCTTTTGACGCCCCTCCAGTTTCCTTGTAGTAATCTAAAAGCTTTCTTTGCTCATCCTGTGTCAAAGGAGAATAACTTGTCTGATTAGCCGCTAGTGTCTTCGGGGGTGCTTGCACAATAGGCGCCTTCACAGAATCTTTTTTAGGAGCAGGAGCAACCATTGGCTTGTTTGTATTAAATACTTTTGAAACAACGCCAAGGTCTTTTGGTCTGTTCCCGTAATAATTTGCAATTGCCTCCCCTTGCATATCTCCGGTCGGTTGGTTGGCTTGCAGTGGCACCCCGATATTCATTCCGGAATCGTTCATATTCCATCCGGCGTTTGTATCAACGGCAAATTTGCTTAATCCCATATCTTGTTTACCGGGAAACCATTTATCCCAAACTTTCCCAAGATATGGAGCCCACTCTGGAGCCTTTGCTAAAGCAAAAGTTCCAAGACCGAGAATATTCGAAACAAGTCCCTGCTGACGAGCCCTTTTAGCTTCTTTAAGATTTTCGTCAAAAGCTCTTTTCCTTAAAGCGAGCTCTTCTGCTGCGTTGCGGTTTTGATAGGCAGCGTTGACCTCTCCCCTGACGATATTCTCAAGAATTTCCGGAGACGGAACGTTCCCTGATGTTGCGTAATACTGATTAAGAAAAGGAGTTATCCTCCCGCCTTTATTCTGAAATCCTATCATATATCCTCCTAATCTCTGGACTCTCTTTCTTTTTGGACATAAACAGATAAATAATACGGCTCAAAACCTTTTGCGTTTTCAGCAGCAGAAGTAGACTGGTGCTGAAGTGAAATCGCATGAAACGACCCGACTGCTGTATTATAATCGGTTATTGTCTTTGAGAAATTATGGGTTGAATCAGTAATGGTAATGTTCTGCGCCGTCTCAGAGGTTGTGCACCCATCTACATAATCCCTCAAAACAACCGTTGTGCATGCTGTCTTCTTTGCACACACAAGACCGACCTTATTTATTCTGCTTTCAATAAGATGATTTTTATACGGGAGGAAATCCCCTAATACCAGTGTGCAATACAAATCGGCTGTGTCTGTAGCGTATGAATTTTCAAGCCTCATGCAGTATCCCGATTCAATAAACCCATAGGTGTATTTGTTACCACTGGTATCTATCACAGAACAGCCACATTGTAAATCATAAGTTGAAACATCGATTACCCAACCGCGGTCGATTTCAAACCATTTCCATTGCTTTAAATCGAGAACGTATTCCTTGTCTAGAACTGTAGACGACCCGGAAGCGAACAGCCAGTGGTACTCCTGCTTTTCCTCGTCAACAAAAGCGAATTCGTCAAGAATCATGCTTTTGTTTACCTTGACCGCTGAAGTTACCGGAGTAAGATGTGTCGAGTAAGCATCAAACACGTTGCTGATATCGTCGGAAACACAGAACGGGGCTTGACCGTTGGAAATATAAATCCCATCGTGTCCTCTCCAAATAGCAATGTTTTTCGTCTGACCGACATCATCTCCGAATTTAACAGAAGCTGATTTTAAAGTCCGCGGCGCCGCGCATCCTACAGTAGGAGAAATGCAGAACCTGCTCCAAGATGTTCCGCTGGAAGACTGATTCCATTGTAGAATCCACGTTTCCTTGCTCTTGAACAGCAAAATGATATTGTAAATGTTCGAAGCGTATTGAGCAAAAACAGGAATCCCACAAGTCAAAGCTTCTTCCCCACCAAATGATATTTTTTTCGAGTCAGTTCCATTTAGAACTTCTGGTCTGTCTTGAGCAGAGATATATATCTGATTTTTAAATTGGAAGTTGTCGCATGCAAGCATCAACCTGTCGGCTGCGTGTATCCCAAACGAATGCCCCTCTATTTTATTTTCAACTGGTATCCCGGCAATATAGTTTATGCGGATTTCTCTATCGTCGTCTAAATCATTGCTGACTTCCAATCGATAATAATACAGCGGATAACTCCCGTTGATAGATTTCTTTCTCTCTCCGAGAGAATTCTTGTTGTGCCAAACAATTACTCCGGTCTGCCCGAATGTTCTCTTTTTAGAAGTGCCTCCATCAGTAATTGAAGTCCCATCGGCAATCTGACCTACGCTTGTCCACTCGGAACCGTTCCAGAACTTTACAGTCAATATATAATCCTGAGCCGTGTCCGGATTGCTGTATTTCATTGGGATATCAATATACAAAGCTGTCTGTCTTTCTGTAAATCCTGCCACAATGTAAGATGTTCCATCTTTATAAAACGTCCAATGATATTCATCACTTTCGTGGACAGCCACCCACATATATGAACTTGTATCAGCTTCGATGTAATCATCTATGTTTAAGACATTAAGTGTTTGGTCGTTTAGAGCGTCGTTCGCGTGGTCTCCGGTTTTTATAAAACATAGAGCAACTTCCCTAAAATTTCCATCCCAAGCGTCAACAATATTCTGGAATCTCATTTGGATTGTTGCGTGATAGATTGTAGCGTTCCCGGCGCTCAACGAAAACTGGTACCAGAACAAATAATACCCTTCGATATAATGCTTCGCCTCTTTCGTGGAATAATCGGAGTTTTGAGGCTCTGTCCAAGTTACCCATCCTGTCTGAGAAAGAGAAACTCCTCCGCTCGCTGTTCCATCGGATATAGTCCTTGAAACCCAGTCGGCTCCGTCGTAGTATTTCATTGTTAATGATGACGTAGAAACATTTCCGTTTCCGGTTGGGATATAAAATTTTACTCCTTTTACCGGTCTCGTAGAACCAACAAGAAACACCCTTCCGGCGGAGGTAGAAGATTCTTCTCCTGGAGTGAAGTTCGCATCATATCTTGCCAAGTTACCGACCCTTACATCATCCAACCACCCAATGAAACATCTATCGATTATATCAGCGTCGAATTGACAAATTCCTATCTGAAGAGCGGCTGTAGCGAAATTGGGCATTGCCGAAGAACCGATTGCCTGGATAACCGTCCCTGTTTGTTTGACACCAGCTATATAAAATCTTACGTCAGTCCCGTCTCTCACAAGGGCTACATGGTTCCAATCATCAAAAGCATCCGAGTCGAGAAATGACCATGTATAGTGTGCTATCGTAGACGAAGCGACAACGACCTTGAAAGTGACCAGATAATTTCCTGAATGCGGTCTTGCCGCATTAAGATACCAGTAGTTATTCGTATCAACATACTGTCCGAAAAGACCTTCGTAGTCAGAGTGGTAGTCATGACCGATATGGTATTTTATCCAGCAGTCAAGAGTAAAATCGTTGGTGCTAAAATTCCAGTTTGCATGAGCGGGGACGGTACAATAACCTTGGTCGTCCTCTGTATAAGTTACCAAAAGAGAAGACCCACCAAATTTATAATGGTATGTGTCTATCTGTGCATCGCCGACGAAGGTAACAGCCTGACCTGTTGACGCGGTAAAAGTCGTCGCTCCGTCAGCTCCGTCAAAATTAGCGAATAAGGTCGTAGCCCCGTCTCCGCTTCCTCCGGCAGACCCGCCGATGACGATATAATTGTCAACATCGTTACTGTAAATATTTATGAATTCCGTCACATCGTTCGGGTTTGTTATCGTGCTTGATGTGTTTGTAAGTTCGTTCCCTGAAAGAATAAAAGCTGGAATTCTGGATTCGGTTCCATCCCATATGCAATCGTTTACTCCGTCGCAGTATGCCATCTGCCCGTTCGGGGCGGAACAAAAATTGCCTACAGTGGAACTGGTTGAGTACGACCCCTGCGGGTAAACTTTTGTAGCAGAAAAATCACCTGCGCTCGGCACTGCCGTGGTGTTTTCCCAGATAACATTCCTGGTCTCGTCTGAATTAAAAGCTTGGACAAGCAAGTGCGTTTCTGCGTGGATATATTTAGTAAAATGATACGCATTTCGTGGTTTTAGATACGTCGATAAAGCAGTAGTATTTATCTTTGACATGCCGAGTATTTTTTCAGGATGTCCTATTCCGTAGCGCATGTTTTTCATGACTTGGAAATTTGTCCCTATTAACGTAGGAGATGTAGACGTAATCCATTTCCCGCTTAGGGGGAGACTCAAAACATCATCGGACTCACTTTCAACTAACTGGACAGGCTTTAACTCGGCTCTTTTTATCGTCGCCGCAGACCCTTCTTCGTCTTGAACAGAACTTTCTACTCTCCTGAATTTAACGTCAGGTATTTCAAGCACATAAGGAGCGCCCGTTCCAGAACCAGGCTGCTCATTCTCAATAGGAGACACCTTATCGAGGGAGGCTCTTTTTATCTGTGTATCGTGGTCTTCGTTCAATTCTCCCTCCTAAGAGTAAGATACGTTAGCAGGTAAATCATGGTAGACTCTTCCTTCTGGGAACTTCATAACGTATTCGTATTTTCTCGGCTGTATCGAATCTATATATTTATTGTAAAACACAGCGCAGTCAGCCCATCTCTTCAATTTCATCGCTATAAACGCTGTGGCAAAAAACCAGATAGCCTCATGAAACTCAGCTGGAGCGCATGAAGGCAAATCAGAATCCCCGCTCAAAACAGTTGACGGATAGCAAGCGGCGTAAACATAAATATCATATGTTGCAACGTCCGGGACTGTTTCTATCGAAAGATAGTTTCCCCACTGGAACCAGAACTGAGGAACGTAAGTATCAATAGGCATATGCCCAAACGTCTGGGGATAGACCTGCGGGAGACCATATCCGTAAGGAGTATCGGATGTCGTCTTATAATACTCAACGTAATTTACCCTCATGACATAGTTCGAAACAGCAGCGTATGTTAGAGGCACAAGCCTTACTCCGCTTGCGATATTTGGTATCGTGATGAGCTTTTCATAACACCCCGTTTTAGCGCAGACATCTTTATATCCGTCATTGATGGCAGCGTTAAGTTCTGTGTTTGTTATCGATGTCGTAGAACTTTCATTCAGTGCTGCACGGATAAGGCTTCTCATCGTGGTTAAGGTAAGTGTTCCCATTTATCTTCTCCTTATTACAAAATCAGGCATTGTTTTTTTATTTAATTCGTCAGTATATTCTTTAGTCTTGATTGAAAAATCTACAAACATTTTTTCTTTTCTTGTCTCCGATTTTCTGTCCATGTAAATTTTATATTTTTTCTCAAGAGAGTCAATATATTTATTGTAAAAATCTTTTGCTGTTGCCCACTTCTTCATTTTTACACAAAGGACATAGCACGAAAAATATACACTGCATTCGTGAAATTCCTCTGGAAGCGCTGAAAGCTCGTCGGTATCAGAACTTAAAGCAGTTGATGGAAAATCAGATATATAAAGATTTATTGTATATTCATCATCAGGGACTGGGTCGAGCTTTATTTCATTTCCCCAGGGGAAGTATCTCGTAGGAATATAGTTATCCAAAGCAGCTCTCCCAACAACATTTGGATTAACTCTCAATAATCCTTTTTGGCGGTCATAGGATGAAGATATGGTCAACATATCGCTTGTGTCGTCGCTCGGAAGACTATTGTAGACAACCGTTAAAGTTAAAGAATCTCCTCCTGCGTCTGTAAGTGTGTAACTTCCATCCGTTGTGATTTCGACAGGAGTTCCTCCATTCCATGTTAAATGTGGGGTCGGAAAAGTGAGTACAGGTTCTGGATTGTAATAATTTCTTATAATAAAATTATCTACCCACCAGTCGGCATCAGCTGTAAACTCATCTCCATACATATAGACATCTCCGCTAATCTGAGCGGCGCTGTTCATTACACAAACGTCAGAAGTCCCGCCATCGTTTACGGAGACTGAATACGTTCCAGCTGTAAAATTTAGATTATAAACATCTAAAACATTCCAGGTTAATGCGGTTAAATGTTGTGATGTGATGTGAAAACTACCATCGTAATAATGGACAAATCCTCCATCAGTAATTCTTATGTAGACCTGTTTGCTTCCATTACCGTGTACCATAGGAAACATCCAATTGGTGTCTGCTTCTTTATAAATACGCATTCTAAATGCTTTATTGTCTGAAGGAAAACAAACTCTCCCCATGCTAGCCCTAAAAGCAACAACGTAAGGTATTTTTACACTTCTCGTTGGAGAAAAAGCCTGAGCGGTAGAAATTGAAACATGGTCTGCCACCCAACCATTACCAGGCATGTCTCCGTCAGACCCTCTTTCAAAATCATCAAAGAAAATAAAAGTATTTACCCCATTACTGTATGGACTTGCGCTGGGGTTTGAATAGTACATATAAAAAGTTGTTTTGCTCGTGCCGATGGAGTCAAACTCAACCCATATATAAGCAATGTAATTTCCCGCACCCAAACTTGTGTCTATTTTTTCAATCCAATAATCCAACAGAGTATCGGAAGAATTCGTAAAACGAATATCATCGAAGGTCGATAGACACTCGCCACCGCAATGCATATCTGCTCCGATAGAACCAGAAGACTCCCCAACGAGGATTAACATCTGGTAGTTCGTCACGGCGCCAGGAGCCCGAGCAGCCGAAAATTCTTTATTCTTCGCATATCCTGGAAGACTCATTCTAATGTAAACTCCAACTTATATGTTCCATCATCGTTTGTAAAAGCCGTTACATCTGTCCCTGTCACATTCGTCGGATGGTCTGGAGTTATTGTGCTCGCATAATCATATCCCTTTGTCACTTTATTAATTCTATATCCAGACCATCTATATCTATCGATTCCAGCAGTTGTTGTGATTGTATCTTTAACCTCACTGCAAAACGTCCTCAAAGCAATGTCTTTGTAGGCATCGTTTATAGCGTTAAGCAGTTCCGCTTCAGAAAAAAATACAGTCGAACCGATGTTGTTTGATAACTCCTGCTTTACAAGATTTTTAATTGCTCCTACGTCCATTTTTACCTATAAATAATATCGTTCTTCCCATCCGGGAGAACTTCTACGATGTTCTGCCTCAAGAACGCAACTTCGCTGGAATAAATAGAAGCCAGCATCTGGGCTGCCGCCAATCTTTTTTCCCTTATAAGACCTAAGTGGGTCGCGTACAGAGCAACGAGGTGCTGCCAAGCTGTAGGAAGTTCTGTCTGGTCTGTTGCAGATGAAAAATCTGCTTCTTTAAGTATATATAAATCATCTATCGTTACTGTTCCTGTTCCTGTGGAAGTCAATGCTGTAAAGGTTATTCCACTTGTTGTAGTCGTCGGAAGATTTATCGTATGATATCCGTTTGTTGTAATAGCGCAACTCGTAGAACCTCCAAGGGTAACAGCAAGACTTGTCAAATTGGAAACGTTTGAAACAGTAAACGTAAGAGTATAGTTTGTGTTTGCGGTAACAGTCGACGTAGAGGCTAACTGAGCCGTTGTTGCATACGAATATCTTGCACTTGTAGCATCAGCAGTCCATCCTGTCCCTGGTGTCCATCCTGAAGACCAGTCCGTTATTGGATAGGTCGTATGACACATTTTGGGGTTGTCTACAACATAGAGTCGTAGATAATATGTAGAAGTGGGGAGGGGTTCTATTCCTATGGTCTGGGAAGCCCCGACTCCGAATTCATACCAGTATTGAGGAGTCGCTCCGTCAAGCGGATAATGACCCAACTTTAGCGGGTCAATCTTCGTGAGCATCAGCGGTCTGCCTGAAGAAGGCACGTACTCAACGTGCATGGCTTTGTAGCAGTTCGTCGTAACGGTTCTGGTGTTTGCTGTCGTAGCCACATCGACTACCCTTCGGATACACGTAGATGCTTGTGCAATGTCCTTTACCGCCAACGATAGCCATCTCCAAATATCAGCCTGTGTGAAAAAATCGGCGGTGACTTCGTTTAAATAAGTCCTCACTCTCAACTCAAGGTCTGCCGCATCCAAGTTAGGATAAGTTCCTGTCATATAAATCCTCCATGAAGCATTAAATGCTCTTCTTTCCCTTCAAGAAATATTAAGTGTTTCTTTATGTCATGTATTCCGCTGCGAAACTTTTTATAGTATATATCCGAAGCTCTCTCGTTATACGTGTTGTCTCCTCTTTTTAAGTACATTTGGTAGACAACCCCATCAACGAGAACACTATGCCATCTCGAATCTATGTCCGGAGTTTGTGAAGACATTGATGTAGCTGAAAGCGCGGCACTCGTGTAGTTTATTGTGTAAAGCTCGACGACATAAACATCGTCCGGTCTCGTGAGGGTGATATATCCCTCTAAAGCATCAAGACAATATCCATACGGTTGCGAAGAGTCTTCTGTTCTCCAGTAAAGAAGGTCTCGATGAGAATATTTTTTCAACTCATTAATAAGGGAAGCAAGGCATTTTGGATATCCGGTTCCCTGGTCTGCTGTATATGTCCCGTTTGAAAGAATTTCGCCTGAAGTAAATTCTCCGGTACGATTTTTTATCTTGTATTCAGTTGCGGATACGTACTCGACTATTTCACACGTAAATCCGCTAGAGGCTCCTGTGATAGTGTCTCCTTCACTCCACGCTGTCGCGGGAGATACATCAAGAATCAGCCTCTCTTCTGTTCTTAATATTACATTAGAAATCCAAACAATTTGTGAATTAAGTGCGTAGTCGAGAGTGTCTTCAACTGTAGAAAATTGTCCAAGCGTAGAGCGGGAAACAAATAAATCTTTTTTCAATCTCGTATCCCGGCATATTGTGTCAATCGCTATATTCGCGTATTCAACCATTTCATCATCATGATGAAGATATGGCTTTTCGTAATTATTAAATTTATTCCTTGCGGAATCGACGACTTCTTGCAGTGTCATGGATTTAAAAAATCTCCTATCAATTTATTTCCTTTTTTAGAATTACAAGAACGACAAGATACAGATAAATTATTATATTCATTAGTCCCGCCTTTAGACAAAGGAATTATATGGTCTAAGGTATCTTCATTGATTGGAATTGTCTTTAAACAAAGATAACAAGTTAATGTTCCAAATTTTTTTATATTATCCTCATATATTATCCTTACGGTTTCTGCTGCTAACCGCCCCGCTTTCTTAAACCTTGTTTTGTATTCAATACGTTTAGCTTTTTTATATTCTTTAGTATAAGAAATTCCACTAGTATATTTTTTGCTTATACCGTTTTTATGTCTTCTTTCTTTTAATTTATCGCTATATTGTTTTTTATTCTTCTGAAAATAGTCACCTACTCTTTTCTTCTCTCTTTCTTTATTATTAGCATAATATTCTTTATTATAATCCCTTGTCTTTTCTTTCCTTTTATCCCTACACCGTTTTTGTATTTCCTTAACTTTATCAGGGTTTTTAGTTCTCCAAGCATAGTCGCTTGTTTTTTTATTCTCTTTGTTTTTCTTAGCCCATTTTATGCTAGAGATTCTGTGAGAAAGAATTTTTTCTTCTTTAGTCACTTCTTCCTCCTAGACCAAGTGCCCTTGCGGTTCTTATACCACCCAGGGCCAGGCTTTTGAAAGGGACTTGTTTTAAATTCTGATTTTTTAACAGAGGTATCTACGTCAACCAAAACCATATCTGGTCTTTGG